CACGTGCGGTTGACTGTGCATGTCAGTAACTCTTGTCTCTGATTGGTCCTTTCTAGGTTCTTTAATTGTACCGCGCCCATCTAGTTCTACAATCTCTTCCTACACGACGCCCTTCCGATCTTATACGTCTAGCTTCGAGGCTGGTGATGCGACTGGTGCGGTTACGGAAGCAGGTATCTTCAACGCAACATCTGGCGGCACTATGCTTTGCAGAACTGTATTTGCAGTCGTGAATAAATCTGCAGACGATTCGCTTTCGGTGACTTGGCAAATTTCGCTTACAGCATCCTAATTAGCAAGAGGTAAACCATGACTACGATTACAACACGCTCGGGGAAGGGTTCGCCTCTAACTAATGACGAGGTCGATGCTAACTTCACCAACCTAAACACTGACAAGGCAGAATTGTCGGGTGCGGCTTTTACTGGTGCCATTACTACTAACAGCACCTTTGATGGACGCGACGTAGCAACTGACGGAACTAAACTGGACGGCATTGAAGCCTCAGCAGACGTCACAGACACAGCTAACGTCACAGCCGCTGGTGCGTTGATGGACTCTGAGTTGACTAGCGAAGCCTCTGTCAAAGCTCTGAACCAAGGCGTAGCTACTACAGACTCACCAACCTTTGCAGGTCTTACGACTACAGCAGACGTGTCATTCGGTGACAACGACAAGGCCATCTTCGGTGCTGACAGCGATATGTCGCTATTTCATAACGGCAACAACGCTTTTCTTGATAATGACACAGGCACTTTGTTCATTCAGACAGATGCCTTAAGTGTAAAAAATGCCGCTGGAACTGAAAGTGTAATGTTAGGTGCCGCTGATGGTGCGGTAACTCTTTACCACAACAACTCAGTAAAACTAGCCACCACAGCCACAGGCATCGACGTTACAGGAAGCATTACCACGGACGGGCTTACTTCTGTAGGTGGGTTCATCAGTATTGGTGCAGATGGTGCTGGAGATGACTTTAGATTCTATGGTGATACATCTGGTCGGTATATGGAGTGGGTTTCGTCTGCCGATTCCTTGCTATTCCGTGACGGTGCTAAAGCGTTATTTGGTAACGGCTCTGATTTAGAAATCTATCACTCAGGCTCTTCAAGTTTTATTGTTGATACTGGCACTGGGAATTTGAATTTACAAACGGATGGAACCAGTATTGATATACTGGGAAATTCTGGTGCTGAGTATATGGCCCGCTTTATCAGTAATGGAGCGGCAAGCCTGTATTATGATGCTGGTAAAAAACTAGAAACCCTATCGACGGGCGTCAATATTACGGGTACTGCTGTAGCCGATAGTTACGACATTGGTAGTTTAGGCACGTTGGGTAGCGTATCCACAGACAGGCTTTTTATTGCTACTGCTGACGGTCTTGGACTGCAGTTTGATTTTGATAACAGCAGAATCGTACCAGTAGGTGCAGACGGTTCAACATACAACAACAATGTCAGTTTAGGCGCATCTAGCTTAGAGTTTAAGAACTTATTTTTATCTGGCTCCGCTACTCTTGGCGGTGCAACAATTTCAGGCAACCTGTCAGTCGATGGCGGCACAATCAAGCTGGATGGTAACTATCCTGTTGGTACGGACAACGTAGCGTTGGGTAATACTGCGCTGGATAGTCTTGTATCAGGCAATTATTCAACAGCAATCGGTGCTAATGCGCTGACGGCAAACACAGCATCTTCCAATACCGCATTAGGCTTTGCCGCGCTCGAAGCAAATACTTCTGGAACTCAAAATACCGCCGTTGGTATGCAAGCATTAACTGATAATACCACGGCTAATAATAACGTGGCAGTTGGACATCGCGCTTTGTTTGCAAACACTACAGGCACTGCAAACGTCGCACTGGGCTCGACTGCTTTAACCGCCGCTACCACAGCAGATAACAATACAGCTTTAGGGCATCAAACCCTTTATTCCAATACTACCGGCGCGTCTAATACCTCTGTTGGTGTTAATGCTTCTTATAGCAATACAACAGGTGGCAATAACACCGCAATGGGTTTGAATGCGTTATACAGCACCACTACAGGCTCAAACAACGTAGCTATTGGCCGTCAGGCGCTTAACTCGAACACCACAGCCTCTAACAACACTTCTGTTGGTTATGCCGCTCTTTTTGCAAACACGACCGGCGGTAGCAACGTCGCGATTGGCCGTGACGCGATGATCTCAAATACTACCGGATCTCAAAATGTCGCGATTGGTTATGATGCGCTTCGCAATTCAACAACGCAAGTTAATACGACAGCTGTAGGTTACAGGACGGCTAGAAATTCTTCAGGTGCGAATTTTACGGCTATCGGCGCTCAGGCTTTTTACACTGGCAATACAGGTAACAACAATGTAGGTGTTGGTGTTAATGCGGCCTATGCAAACACGTCTGGAGCGAATCTTACTGGGTTAGGCACAGAGGCGCTTAGGTTTAACACCACAGGCTCTAACAACACTGCTTTGGGGTATCGCACCCTCTATTCAAACACCACAGCCTCTAACAACACTGCTGTTGGTTATCAGTCGCTTTTAGCAAACACTACTGGACAAAACAACACGAGTCTTGGTTATCAAGCGTTAACAGCAAACGTTGGGGGAGGAAGAAGTGTTGCAGTAGGTTCTCAAGCACTAGCCGCATTAGAAGATGGCTCTGAAAACGTTGCCGTTGGACAGCAAGCCATGAAGACCGAAACATCAGGTCAGCGTAGTGTTGCGGTAGGTTTTTACGCCTTGGCAGTGCAGAACAATACGGGCGCAGGAACAAACGCTTACAACACTGCTGTCGGTGCTTTAGCAGGTCAAGCAGTAACCACAGCTACACAAAACACCCTCATCGGCGGCTTGGCAGGTGACGCTCTTACTACTGGTGATAACAGTACGGCAATAGGCTTTCAAGCGCTTTCAACTGCAACTACCGCTGTAGACAACGTAGCCATTGGTAGTGGTGCTGGCTTTGCAATCACCACAGGATCAAATAATACCGCAATTGGAACAGCGGCGTTAGATGCAAACACCACTGCCTCTAACAATACGGCTGTTGGTTTTAGTGCGCTTACGTCAAATACTACAGCCTCAAGCAGTACCGCTCTTGGTTATGCCGCAGGCTATTACTCAACGGGTGAGCGCAATACGTTTATTGGTGAAGGCTGTGGCTTTAACGTAACTACAGGCACTAGGAACACATTTATTGGCCAAGACTCTGGCGTTAACGTAACCACAGGCACTAAGAACACCATCCTTGGTCGCTACAACGGCAACCAAGGCGGCCTCGACATCCGCACCTCAAGCAACAACATCGTCTTGTCAGATGGTGACGGTAATCCACGGTTTGTAATAAACAGTTCGGCAAGCGCTGGCTTTAACGTTGTACCGCCAACAACCACTACCTTCCAGCAAGTTTTCTATAGTGCGACAGGCGCCGTAAGTAGTCTGAATAACTTACACATCACTAATAATGCTGTTTACAACAATGGCTGGAAGCGCATTAGTGGTGGTAAGGCTGTACTTAATCAAATTGATTACAACAATTCTCGTTTTCAGTGGTATACAGCGACAGACAACACTGCTGGCACTGATATCAGTTGGAACTCTCAAGTTTCTATTGACGCAGACGGCCTCAAGTTTGGCTCAGATACAGCCGCCGCCAATGCGCTGGATGACTATGAAGAAGGGACGTGGACTCCTAATTTTGTTGCATCTACAACAACAGTCACTGTTTATCACGCTAGTTATGTAAAAATTGGCAAGATGGTTACCGTTAACTTTTATATTGCAAACATTAGTCCAGCAACAAGTGGTGACGTGCAATACATTACAGGCCTGCCTTACGCTATGGGTAGCGGCAGTCATTATCCCGCTGGTGTAATTGCGTATTCAGATACTGCGGATGTAAGCAACTTGGGAGTTATAGGGTTAGGTGGTAATTCAAGCATATACTTCCATTATTTAGACGGCACATCTGCTGCCGCACTAACTCGCGACAACTGGAACAGTATAAAATCTAGCGGATTAACGTTAATTATTTCTATGACTTACGAAGCCGCCTAATTATCTCAAGTGGACTCTTGAGACGGACTAAAGGAGAAAGACAATGGCATTAACTAAAAGCGTAACAGCAGACAAAATTGAAGTAGTCACTACTCAGGACGAGGACGGCAACGACGTAACATCTGTTCAAGTACGGACTGCTACTAAGGTACTCGAAGACGGTGCAGTGATTTCACAGTCGTATCACCGTCATGTAATTCAATCAGGTGACGACTGGTCATCTGAACCATCTAACGTGCAGGCTATCTGCAACGCAGTATTTAGCTAAGGAGATAATCCATGACTGACGAAGCAAGAACCGCTGAAGAGCGCACACAAGACTTTACTGCTATGTGCCATAGCGTAGATCTAATCACTGACATCGTTGCTGGTAACCAAGACGACGATATGGAAGCCGCAGAGCGTCAAGACTGCGTTGACCGTAACGTGGCTCACCTTGAGATTATGGTTGCCAAAGACGATTGGGATGGCGAGGACATGACCGCTTCTAATTCTGCAATCACCGCAGGACAGGGCTATACAGCATGATTCTGCAATTGATATCTGATTTTGCGGCCATTGCGCCAATGGTCGTTATGGTCTGCTCGATTATCGCGGCAGTAACACCAACGCCTAAAGATGACCAATGGATCGCAAAGCTGTATAAGTTCATCGACATCCTTGCCATAAACATAGGTAAGGCCAAACACTAACCAACCACAGGAGAAAGTGACATGGGAAAAAATGAAAAAACCCCAATCACAGTGAACGACGTAGAGTACCAGTACGAAGAGATGACCGATCAGCAACAAGCGATGGTCAATCACATCAACGACCTTGACCGTAAGCTAGCAAGCGCACGGTTTAATGTAGATCAACTCGCAGTTGGCCGTGAAGCATTTGTTAATTTACTCACGCAATCTCTACAGTCTGAGGATGTGACAGATGCGGATTACGAAGAGCCTGCTGTTTCTGCTGATTAGTTTTACTGAGCCTGCCTTCGGGCAGGACATTACCCCCGCACCAGAGATTGACCCGCCACCTGAGCTACCTACCGACGGCAATGATATACGCCGTGACGACGGCACTAGGATAGAGGGCGACTTAAATACGTCAAACTCTAATAACGGCAACGTTAGTAAAACGTACAACGGCGCTGGCTCTAACAGTATGCCGGTCAGTACAGCTATCAGCCCATCATTGATGTCTAACGGTAGCGAGTCATGCTTGCAGTCTATCTCTGGCGGCGTACAACTTGTCGGCTTTGGACTATCGTCGGGTAAGTACGTGCAAGACACTGAGTGTAATCGGCGAAGAAATGCCATTACGCTAAGTAATATGGGAATGAAAATTGCGGCAGTCTCTTTGATGTGTCAAAACGCCGATGTCTGGCGGGCAATGCTTCTCGCGGCGACACCCTGTCCGGTGGTAAAATACGGAAAGATAATCGTGGGAAAGCGGGCCATGCTTGAAATTAAGCAAAGGCCAAAGCTATTAATACCTGACTACGAAGACAACAGCGATTTTTATGATGCCATTCTCGGCATGGGGGTTGAGACAGATGAGGCAGAAGCACCTACTGGCAGTTTGTCTGATCGCTACCGCACCGGCACAAGCGAACGAAATAGATAACCTTGTCAACGCCTCGCAAGATATTCGCAATACATTTAAGTACGGCATTAAAGCCATCGCTGGTATGGACTCCTACGCCTCTAGGGGCTTCATTGGTCCAGACGGCACCGTTGACCAAGGGTTAATTGATAAAGCCAAGCAGGACGCTTACAACGCGGCTGTGGTCGCTGTACAGAATGCTGAGTACACCTATGACCCAAACGCACAGCAATACTTTGAGGATGAAGCCAACAACGCAATGGATGTTGTCAGCCAGACAATTGACGCTTATGTCGAGGCCGCACAAGTCTTGATCGAAGTCGCGACCGTCAATGAATTGGCGCAAGACGCGCAAGAGGCAGAAGACGACCGGCAGGCGATGGAGTTACAGGAGTACATTGCGGCGAATGATGTAACACTGCAAGACCAAGAGGTCGAGGAATACAACGACGCCTTGGTAGCTGTACAAGAAGCCACGCAAGTAGCGGCGGCGTACATGGCTGTAGCAAACGATGAAACGCTGTTAGAGCAAGCCGATGACATGGCCTATGATCTACGAGTCACATACCAAGAGGCGGCAACCTCGTTCTTTGACGTAGCGACTCAGGCGATGTGGGTGTCATTTGATGGCGGCGCAACGATACAAGGCTTGGGATTGAATGACTACTTTGTCAGCGTAGAAAGCGTGCTGATTGAAGGAGAGACTCAGGAATTTTTTACCACTTCACCCGAAGGCGGTTGCTGGTTCGCCGCAGATCCAGAGGCTTGTTACAACGATGCCCCTTGAAGACCTAGAATTAAACGTCGGCGGGACGCAGATCAAGGGTGTTTGGATCGCCATTGTCCTAACTTTTAGCTCGACCATTGGTGGCGGTATCTGGACAGCCTCAGAATTCTTTAGCCGACTAGAAGCCCTAGAAGGCTCTGTAATCGACGCAAGCTCTAAGACGGGTGTTACGCAGGCAAGGTTCGAGGATTTGCGAGAGAGGCAATCAGAGGCGCTACAAGGCTATGAGGTTTCCATCTCTAACATGCAACAACAGCTTGACGACAATAACGTCGCTGGCCTAAACGCAAAGCTCAGTGAATTGTCCACAAACCTCACGCAGATCATGGAGCTACAGCGCGACCTCTTGCCCTTGCGTGACCGTGTTGCCTCAGTCGAGAAGTCAAACAGCGAGACTGTCTTGACAGTCAATGCTAAAATAGAAGCCTTAAACACCATTGACGACCGCATCAAAAGACTACAGCGAGACATGGATGACGCGTGGACTGCAATGGATGAGTTAGCTAACCCATTGGGAAGATGATATGAACCTTGCTGAAGAAGCATTGACCAAGTTGGCGACACACGAAGCGCAGTGTGAAGAGAGACTGAAGCGACTGGACGAAAAAATCGACGATACCCGAAACGATATTGACGAAGTTCGCAAAGATGTTAAGAGCGTCAACAACACGGTACTCGCTATCTACCCATTTATTCTCGGAGCGATCGTCGTATCGCAGTGGCTTAAATAATGTATCAATTTCACACAGAACACCCCACCCCAAATGTTTATCTCGACGTAGCCCGCGACGCCATCTCTAACTCCAAGATCGTCCATAAGTTTGGCGCTAACTTCGACATTGACCAAACGACTGACCCCGAGAGTGTTTGGACAGGTGGCGGCTTATACCCTTGGGCGTCACTTTCTAGCGCCCAAACTATCTACTGCCTATCGACTAGTTCAAGTGATACGGCAGTTCTTCGCATTGAAGGTTTGGACTCTAGCTATCACGAGATAAGCGAAACGGTAACACTGACAGGCACGTCAGCAGTAACGACCACCAATCAGTTTATTCGCGTATTCCGCATGACCTACGAAGACGGTGCAAACGTGGGGGCTATTACAGCACGTACTGTGAGCGCGTCAGGAACCGTTGTGGCGCAGATAGACATCGGCTATGCACAAACCCTAATGGCTGTTTACACTGTCCCTGCGGGCCATACAGGCTATCTGGTGGCGCTTGACTCAACCATTGACTCAAACAAGAACGCACAGCTTCTTATGTATCATCGTTTATTTGGTAAGCCGTTTAGAATCGCGCATATTGCAGAAACAAGCGGACACTACCGTTACGACTTTCACGCGCCACTAAGAATCCCAGAAAAGACAGATATCGACATACGCATTGATAGCGTCAGCGGCAATGACTCACGCGTCACGGCTAACTTTGACCTCGTGCTGATTAGAGATTAACTATGTGGCAGACTTTACTGGGTCCAGTAGTCAATCTTGTGGGGGGACACCTTGAAAGAAAAGGCGAAGAAAAGCGCGCGTTACATGACCGCAAAATGGAAGCAATTAAGCAGGACGCGAACTGGGAAAATATTCACGCAAGCAATGCGGCTAATAGCTGGAGGGACGAATTTTTTAGCCTGCTTTTTAGTCTTCCTCTTATTATGTGCTTCGTTCCACCTCTCGTCCCTTATGTTCGCGACGGTTTCGCGGTTCTGGAAACCATGCCAGAATATTACCGAATGCTCTTGGGCGCGCTTGTCGCGTCGAGCGTCGGAATTCGGTCAATTACTAAATGGCGAAGCTGATGTATAGGTTTTTTAAACAACACGAGTTTGACTGCACTCACATTGGTACTGGTGGCGATAAGATGGACCCTGCCTTCGTTCACAAGCTCGATGAATTACGCGAGCGATGTGGATTTTCGTTTCGCATCACCTCTGGCTGGAGAGATTTAACGCATCCTGTGGAATCTAAAAAAGAAAAAGGCGGCACACACACGCAAGGTATCGCCTGTGACATAGCTGTCAACAATGGCGTAGAGCGAATGAAGATCGTAAAGGAAGCTCTTGCAATGGGCTTTGGTGGAATAGGTGTAGCACGCACGTTCGTTCACGTCGATATGCGCGCAACCACACCCGTGATGTGGACTTACGGATAAAATAATTACAAAAAAAGATACACACTTATCGTAAATGGTGTATTCTGACATTGTTCCATGTGGAACTTTGAAGGGAGAAGCACCATGCAAATTGCAATTCAAATCAGCAAGCAGGTAGAAGATTGGGACAAGTTCGTTGATGAGCTTGAAGCAATCGAAGTTACCGCGCACGCTGAAGACTACGACGCAGAAGCCAAAGTCGTCACCCTCTTAGTAGATCCAAAATCAATCGACGATCACTACCATCCTGTAGGCGGTCGTTATCCCGTTGAGTTTGAGGGGCGCAAAGAGTTCGTCGAGGAAATCGGCATTTGTGTGCATTCGTGCAAATGGCAAGAACACAACATCATCAATGCAGAGGAAGTCTGCGCAAAACTAGAAGGGCTAGATTATGTCAATTAAATTTGTAGAGCCGAAGCCAATTAAGGCAGAGCTAATCCAAGAGCTTGACTCGCTAGTCGGTCAACTGCATAACCTGTCGATCTACAAGCCAATGCCATTTCATGTTCAAGAGGCGGCAATGGAAGCAAGGATGGCTGACTTTTTAGAGCTGTCAGAGCAGAGCTTTATCAAAGGATGGACCGATTGTGAGGAAGGCATACCATGCGCGGAGTACCAGTCTGACGCGTACTACAACGGCTTTAGCGAGTGCTATCGCTACGAAAACCAAGGGGGTCAGTAATGTCTGACGGCATCGTTAAGATTCATGGCAAGGAATACAAGACGGTTGCATTACGTGTTGCTGAGTTCAGAGCCAAGCATCCTGATTACACAATCCTCACTGAGCTGGTTGAAGCTAACGATGTGCTGGTCGTTATGAAGGCAACTATCTCAGCCGCTGGTATGGTCATTGCTACTGGTCACGCTGAAGAGGTCAGGTCGGCAAGCAAGATCAACTCTCAAGCGGCTATGGAAGTAGCAGAGAGTTCAGCGGTAGGCAGAGCCTTAGCATTCTTTGGGCTGGGCGGCACGGAAATAGCCAGTGCTGATGAGGTCGCAAACGCTATCACACAGCAGAACGACGGCGAGTTTATTGAGTACATGGCGCTTGTTCGCGATCACTTCGACTGGGTTATGTATGCCAAAGAAGCAATCGCCAACGAGGACTGGCAATCACTGGCTGGGATATGGGGCGACATTGACCACGACACGATGGCTCAGTTGTTTCGCGCACCAACCAAGGGCGGCATTTTTACAACCACAGAGCGCACGGCCTGTAAGGGTAACGACGCATTCAATCAAGCGAGAAAGGAGTTAGCAACCAATGGAGTATGACAACACAAACCGAGGCGTACTGTTTAAAAACGACAGGAAGGAAAAGGAAACACACCCTGACTACAAGGGCAGTTACACCGATGGCGACGGGCAGGAGTTCTGGCTTTCAGCGTGGCTTAAGAAGGACAAAAACGGCAACACCTTTATGTCACTTAGCACGACGGCAAAGGACGACGCGCATAACAGGGGTATGCAACAGGTACGTCAAGCCGCGAAGCCGACACAGGAGCTAGTAGATGATCTGCCGTTCTAAAACAGGACTGGCCTTGCAGAAGGCGCAAGTATTGTCGGGCGTGTCTAACGACCAACTGGCAAAGGAGTTCAGTGTGTCAAAGGTGCAGGTTAGTCGCTGGCGTCATCAGGAGGACATGAAGTTTAGCCGCGTCGTTAAATTGTGCGACCGATTTAATTTATCGCTGGATGAGTTTGAAAGGCTAGGGAGATAGCTATGCAATGTCCATGTGGCGGTTCAACCAAAGGATCAGGCAACACGCAGAAATGCGAGGGGTGTGGTCGAGTCTATATTAGGAGGTAAAAAAAAGGGCCAGTGATGAGCTGGCCCATAACCACTTGCGGAAGGGATTCGCTCGTGGCATCCTTAGCTTGCGTACTCAGGATAGGAAAATTATACAGCAATCTAGCTGTCTGTATACCTACCACCTATCCCCTTTTTTATGTACGCCTAGTCGAGCCTAGTTAAATAGTGCTGTCTCAGGTGCAGTCGCTCACGAAAGCCGAATCATTCCTGCGACCTTTAGAGGCGGGGACGAACAGTGGTTATGTTGCCAAGTAGTAAGGGCGCGGTCTGGCAGAGCCGTTAATGATCTGCACTGATACTGTATGAATGATGGACGAGCTGGAATCTTGTATAGGGCAACAACCGCCTCTAATGATTCCTATTGTCTAAAAAAAGGAGAAGGGAAATGAAAGAAGTAATTAAAGATATTTTGCTCGTTGCACACGTAGGGAATGGCGAAGGTTGTTTGGTGTTCGGTAACGAAGATTGGTCAGAACGAGAAGTGCTTTGGCGAGCTGATGTTCTAAAAGATTGGATTATGGAGCTGTCGGAGCTTTACAGCGAAGCCTGCGAAGAAATGAATTGGCGGCCACGGTATTGCACTTTCCACTATGCAGATGACGAGGAGATGGCCAATGATCACTAAAAGCGGCAACGACTGGCAACCAACAGACGAGCAACTGCTAGGCTGGCAACACGCTTACCCAGAAGTGGACGTATTCGCAGAGCTTAACGTGATGGCTGTATGGCTTGACTCTAATGAACCAAAGCGTAAGACAGAGCGGGGAATGCCCCGCTTTATTAACTCATGGCTGTCTCGGGCGAATCAAAAAGGTGGCAGTCCGTTCGCTCAAGAGGCGGAGAAAGAGAGTGGCAAGATACCGATGAAGAAGTGGACTCAGCTCGATGACTGCACTCACGACTTCATGCAAAGCGAAAGCTATCGGCAGTTATGCCTTGATCGGTTCGGGCAGTATGTAACCTACAGCGGAGAGAGGGTGACGCGATGAGTAACATTGCGAGCATTTACAGCGGCGAAAAATATAATAAGCGCACAATTTTAGAAGGTGGAGTTGGTCAGATTGCAGGCTGGCAAGGTGAGGCGGCTTTTGCCTTGGAGCTTATGAAGCACAAACTGCCCTTTACGCATACAGGGTGTTTAAATCACCCATACGATTTTGTTGTGTATTCAAGAGGGCGCAAAATTACTATCGACGTCAAATGCAAAAAACGAAATGTACAGCCTTCCTCAACATACGAGGGTCACATCAATACTTACCAACAAAGATTTAATGTTATGGCCTACGTCTTTGCAAACGTGACACAAGGCGAGGTGACGTTTATGGGCTGGATGTACAAAAAACGCTTTTGGGAAAAAGCAAGGATCGTAGAAAAAGGTCAAATGACTGACGGCGGTTTTACTGAGTACGATCAAAGCGCAAAAATGCGATACGTTGAAATGGTGCCAATGGACGCGCTGTGGGAGAGGCTTTGTGATGGGTGAATTCTGGCTAATAAAAGACCCGATAGAAGTCAAAGATCGAATTGCGGCTTTCAAGAAATTTCTTGATAACGAATGGTGCTGGGACAAGCCTGTGTCTTGGCAGGTCAAAGAGTACAAGCCACGCCGCTCGCTGAGTCAGAATGACCTGTTCCATGTGTGGGTCAGGGATATGCTTAGGCACTTCAAAAAGAAGGGCGGCTTTACTGGCACAGAGGAAGAAATGAAGCTGATGGTCAAGTACAAGTTCCTCGGCACAGAGGATATTGAGGTCGGCAGTACGAACATACCAGCGCAGGTTCGGCGCACATCGACGCTCGATCGTGGAGAAATGCTACAATTCATGCAACAAGTGGAGGCATGGTGTATTGATCTAGGTGTCAAATTAACCAAACCTCAGAATAGTGAGTACACCAAACTGGGGGGATAAGCATGAGCTTATTGCAGTTTTGTACAACTGAGCATCAGCGCAAGGTTATTACTTTGCATGAGGAAGGGCTTGGCTACCAAAAAATTGGCAACCAGCTAGGCATTGGAAAATACTCTGCCAGAGACATCATAAAAAACGTCAAAGGCAAGGCCGCGATGAAAGGCCACTCCCCTGAACACGACATGATCCATACCGTGCCAGAGGGCTACACCGTCAAAGGCGTATCGACCTATTACAACGACGAGGGCAAACCTGTCGGCCAGTGGGTCAAAAGCCAGTCAGACAAAGAACACGCACTGCGAGTCGCCTTGGATCACTTCAAGGACGGACTGAAAGACGAGCTAAAAGGCTTGGCAAAGCCGATCAAGAAAAGCAAAGCGCAAAAACACAAAGACCGCATGGCAGTCACAATCGTTGGCGACCATCACCTCGGAATGCTGGCATGGAGTCCAGAGACAGGTGGCGACCCTTGGGACTTGCAGATAGCGCAGGACACACTGATTAAAGGCGTGGACAAACTCGTAGGAAGCACTGGGGATTGCTCTGTAGGCGTTTTGCTTAACGTCGGCGACATGATCCATGCTAACAACTTAAAAGGCGAGACAGGCGCGGGTACACCGCTTGACGTCGATGGTAGAGCAGGCAAGACCATTAGGGCCGCAGGCAACTTGTTTCAAATCATAGTGACTCGGATGCTCCAACAGTATGACGAGGTGTGGCTAATCAACGCACGGGGCAACCACGACCCAGATGCCGCGCTGTGGCTCAACGAAATGCTTCGGATGTATTACGACAAAGAGAAGCGAGTAAAGGTGTTTGATAACTTCAATAAGTTCATCCACTTCGAGTGGGGCAATAACTTCGTCATCACTCATCACGGTGACAAGATACGCACTCGGCAACTGTACGAGGCAATCACTCGTGACTACCCGCAAGAGTGGGGCCGCACGAAATATCGCTTTGCATGGACTGGTCACATTCACCATAAGCAGGCTGAAGAGCTTGGCGGGCTGACGTGGGAATCGTGGTCTGTACTGCCTCCCAACGATTCATGGCACTCAGGCGCAGGGTACGGGTCACAACGCTCAATTTCTTGTGTAGTATTAGACAAAGAACACGGCGAGTTCAGTCGGTTCAAAGTCGGTATAGAGGCACTGCAATGATTACACTCCCCATACTCTCGATGCCGCTACCAGATGGCGGGTCAGTTGTTTGCAGAGTGGAGTCAATCATTGGAGCAACAAGCAACATGCGAAACGAAGAACTCACAGACGTGTATGTCGAGGTCATGTGTCCTGAAGGCATAACCATCGATGTCGATATCGACTCGTTTACTCAGAGTTGGCTCGCGGCGCTAATTACCCCTATGTCAGAGATGCGTGAAGATCATGGTATGCACTGAGTGCTATAAAGACATGGTGCCGATGTTCACGGCTAAGGGCGGCAAGCTAGAAGGCTGGGCTTGTGACTGCGGTCACACTGAAAAAGCAATCCTACGCGAGCGACAATTTACTCAAGAGACTTACTATGGCAATAAAGCGAACGAACGCCGATATATGGTTCAGCAAGGCTGTCAGACTTAGAGACGGCCATTGTTTAGTTTGCGGCACCGACCAATCGCTTGAGTGCGCGCACATCTACGGACGCAGGCGTAAAATTGTCAGGTACTCAATGGACAACGCTGTAACACTTTGCCATCACCATCACCGTGTATTCACTGAAAACCCCTTAGCCTTTGCGGGCTTTTTAGAGACAGAGCTAGGCGCGGGTCATTTAGAAATACTGACAGAAAAGTGCCGTGGCATCCTCAAAGAAAACAAAGCCGTTCGCGATGAGATAGCCAAGCATTACCGCGAGCAGATCAAGCTCAAAGAACAGAACCCCGACCATGTGATGATTTCATATAACTGATTGCTTGCTTTTGTTATAATAACAACGCAACAGGAGGAATGTTTCCATGTGTGTACAAAGCCAAAGACAGTTTTTTGCAGAGCGGCACCACATCGTCGTTACTGACAGGACCGCAGAGCTACTGGCTCGACTGGGCAGAGACAAGGGCGTCGGTGAGGAAGAATACCTCAAGCGGCTGTCACGTCATCCCAACGAAGACCACTTCATCGCAGAGATTGCTCGCCACTACGGGTGACTGAAATGTCACGATTGTCACATTGCCCGCCTTCCCCTAATTAATTATCAAAAAAAGATAACAAAGTGCTTGCAAAAGATAATTGCAGTTAGTAGATTAACTACATCGGCTGGGGACACAGCCACAAAGGAGAAGGGATATGGAGTTTTATCAGGAAATCTACGGCCAATATCGAGCCTATAAAATGCAGGGGAGTTTCATCCGCATTTTTGATATGCAAGGTAGGCACATTGTGGACGCATCATTGAGTGAGCCTTGCCGCCTGTACCTTAACGATGTGTTGCGCGGCTTCCGTACGGCCGAATACATTATGGCCGCATAAGCGGCCTTAGGGGAGGATTCATGTCACGAGCTATCGACTTTCCTTACAACATGACACATCAAGAAATTGCGGATGTCATGGGTGTAAGCCGTCAAACAATCAGAACGATTGAAATCAGAGCGTTGAAAAAACTAAGAAACAATCCAAAATTGAAGGGGTACTGCGATGCACTTACATCCGAATATCAAATATGCGGTGATTTTCCTGCTGGTAGTGATAGCATTCGGGATAGCTGGACAGGGTGATTACGAAGAGGCCGTCAGCCAGCAAGACATCTACTGTGAATTTGTCGAACTGTGGGAGAGTACAAATGGCAGGGACGGACATCCTGACTGGCGAGGCGTTTATGAAAAGACTTGTGTCGCTGACCAATGAGGACATGGAAGACTGGATCATCGCAGTAAGAGCCGCAGAAGCGATGTCAAAGAGATGGCAGGACGACGTAGCTATTCTCACAGACTTCAGAGTGGTAAAGCTAATTGATAACGACGAGCCGCCACTCGAAATAATTCGCTACCGTCCGTAGCTTCCTTGGGTGTGAGAAACCCCTTGCCCGCCTAGTGCGGGCTTTTTTATGCCTGCAATTTACCGGCAATTAAATAGGCGTTATTTATTGTCCGCACCTTTTTAGCATATATTGGTATAATATGAGCGGGGGACACTATATGTTGCAGACCGTAACGATAGACTGGCATCCTGTAGAGCAAGGCAGTATGCCAAGAAATGAAGGAAGCTATCTCGTCGCATTCGATGACGGCGCGGTAGAGACGTACCCCATGTCAGACCAAGACATCAAACGCGGAGAGGTAAGAGACGGGCAAACGCATGGCCTACTGTGGGCCGCAGGTATACCGTCACCAATAGACGATGGCGAAGACTAGAGCGCAACGTGAAAGAGGCATCAGGCAGGACGAACTCAGAAGCTATTTAGCAGAGCGAGGTCGGCTTGATTACGTCTTTGATAACATTGAGAAAATCGAACAGCTAGACCCTGAGTCTGACCAGCACTTCGACAAGCGCCTTCAACAGCTTAAAATTGCAAACGAGCAACGCATCAGACTACTTAACAAGTATCTGCCAGACATGAAAGAAGAGCAGACCGAAGTCACTGATCTGCCGCCTGTCGTCATACAGCTTACTAATGCAACTGACCCCGCCGCAGTCTGACATCTTTACCTGCCCCGCTCGATTCCGTGTGGTCGTCGCAGGAAGGCGTTTCGGCAAGACCTTTCTCAGCACAGCAGAGCTAATCAGCCGCGCACTAGCCAAGCCCGATCAAAATGTATGGTACTGCTCGCCCACCTATAAGGCATCGAAAGAGGTCGCATGGGATATGCTGACGAGTCAGATTCCGATCGAGTACATACACAAGACAAACGAAACATCGCTGACAGTAACGCTAAAAAACGGCTCGACAATATCGCTTAAAGGCGCAGAGAAACCTGACAACTTACGTGGCCGCTCGCTCGACTTTGTAGTTCTAGACGAGTTTGCCGATATGCGTAAAGAGGCATGGTTTGAGGTCATACGACCTAGCCTGTCTGATCGGCAGGGCGGCGCACTGTTCATTGGTACACCAAAGGGCCGCAATCATTTCTATGACCTGTACGGGAAAGGAGTAGACGACGATGAAGGATGGCATTCTTATCAGTACACGACCATTGAGGGCGGTAATGTGCCGCCAGATGAGATTACGAGCGCCAAAGCAGACCTCGACGACCGCACCTTCCAGCAAGAATACGAAGCGCAGTTCGTCAACTATAGCGGCATTATCTACTACGGGTGAAAA